TTTTACTGCCACAATAAATGTAAACTGGGTAAGTCCTGTTAAGAAAAGAGAGATTATATTATCAGGCTCTAACTCATCTATTGTATTTGATGATATATCGGTTGAGAAAGTAAAAGTTTATGATACAGGTGAGATAGGTGATGACTACAATATTAATTCTGTAAAAGGTTATAGAAATATAGAAATACCTGATATGATTGAGGCACTGGCACAAGGTTATAAAGAATTTAAAAATAGTATAAAAGAAAATAGACAACCATTGACATCATTAGAAAGATCACTAAAAATACAAAGTTGGGTAGAAAAGTTATGATAAAGTATTATGATATGTCAGCGATTACAAAAAGAGTGAGAGATGCGACAAAAGTTAGTTTAGATGATATAATGAATGAAAATAATTATATCTATGACACGGAAGAATTTGAACATAGATTTAAAAGATTTACAGGTGCCGAATATTGTGTAGGTGTATCTAGTGGTACTGCTGCCTTACATCTAGCATTAGAGGCGATAGGTATTAAAAAAGGTGATCTAGTCGCCACCGTATCACACACGTTTAGAGCAACGGTGGCAGCTATAAAATATGTAAATGCCAAACCTATATATGTTGATATTGAGCCGCATTCATATTGTATGGATCCACTCTCACTAAAAAAGACTTTAGATGATAACCCTAATATCAAAGCAGTTATCGTTGTACACTTGTATGGTAACTCGGCAGAGATAGAGAAGATTGCTGATTTATGTAAAAGTCGTAAAGTAAAACTAATAGAAGATTGTTCACAAGCACACGGTACCTTTTATCAAAATAAGCATGTAGGTACTTTTGGTGATATAGGAACTTTTAGTTTTTTTCCTGGTAAAGGTATAGGTGCTTTTGGTGATGCAGGTGCTTGTATAACCAACAATGTAGAATATAGTAATTATATCTATGAGGCTAGAAGTTGGAAAGAAGATGAGATAGGGTATAATTATAGAATGTCAACAATAAATGCTAAATTTTTAATACATAAGATAAATGACTTTAAAAAAGTATTACAAGAAAAAAGAGAGATAGCAAAAAAATATGATGAACATTTTAAAAATACTTTAGTCAATTCAGGTGTTGAGCATAGTTATCATATATACTCTATACTACACTCACATAGAGATAAACTTATGACATATTGTAAAGAGAATGGTGTAGAACTAAAATGTCATTACCCTTTACCTGTACATAAATTACCAGCATATAAAACAGATAAGTATTCATTACCTGTTACAGATATTATTTCTCAACAACAAGTTAGTTTACCAATATACCCTGGTGTTGATTGGGAAAGGGTTGTAAAAGTTATTAAGGATTATGATAAAGTGTCATTTAAAGTAAGAGCAGAAAAACGAAATAAATACGAAACTTCTTTAGAGATATATCTAAAAAATAATCCTGGTAAGACAGAGAAAGATTTTAATTTATGATTGTAAATTTCATACCATTTTTTAAGAGAAAGAATTTTGATGATGGTGTAAAAGAACCTGACGAGGTAAAACACTTTAATAGTTTTGGCCTAGGTTACGATTATTATATAAATTGTTATAGAACATCTATGGGTTGGCACCATAGACCTAATCAAGCAAAGTTTCATATAGCAAGTGATAGAATTACAAATGTAAAACCACATAGTGGTCCAAATTTTAATATGATAAGAGTAAAGGGTTTAGAAGATAAAAATATAATTGAGTCAAAAACTTTGGCAGAGACATATGTATTTAATGAGGCAGATATAGATGGCTCTATTGTATCAAGTGGTTGCGATCACATTGTAAATGGTAACTTTAATAAGTGGATTGGAAATACTGATTTTGATATTGCAATACCTTTGAGAAGAAAAGCAAGAGTGAACAATGCTTTAATCATTTTAAAAAAAAGAACTAAAAATACGATAGACTTTTTTAATTGGAGATTAGAAATGTTTTATAAACTAAACGAAAACGATAGAGCGTGGTATGGCGATCAAAGAAGTTATGAGAGTATATTTTATGAACACGGTATATTAACAACAGGTGTCAAAGGGTCAGGTATATTAGGACTACATAATATAATGGGTTGTAAAGTTTTAACTATTCCATATGGTGGTGATGTGTTAGGTACAAATGTTGATGGTCAATACTTTTTTCCTAATGCTTTATTTTATGACTATAAAGGTGAAAGAAAACATCAATATCAAAGAGGATTTATTAAGGCAAAACAAAGGATAGGTAAATGAAAAAAATAGGTAATTATTTCTTTCCTAATTCAGACATACACTTTCAAAGATGGGTATTAGATGGTGAGTATCAGAAAAAACAAAGAGACGAGTTGTTTCTTAAAATGAATAGTATTAAACCCATCAAAAGAATATGTGATATAGGTGGACACGTAGGAACGTGGTCAGTGCCTATGGCTCAATATAAAGATACTGAAATGATTTATGCTTTTGAACCTAACGAAAGAGTTAGAGAATGTTTTATAGAAAACACTTTACCATTTAAAGATAAAGTAACTGTATATAATGTAGCGTTGGGTAAAGAAAATGGTAAAGCATTATTAGATATTGAAGAAGACAATACAGGTAATACTAGAATAAGAGTTGTAGATGAGACTAATTTAAAAACAATTGAAGTAAGAACATTAGATAGTTTTGAATTAAAAGATATAGATTATATGAAAATAGATGTAGAAGGTTTTGAACTACCTGTATTACAAGGTGCTGTAAAAACAATTAAAGAAAGTAAACCTTTTATACACGTTGAAATGAAAACAAAAAGAATGTTAGATAAAAGAGAAGACTTTGAAAAGTTTTTTAAAATGATAGATTATAAGATGATATTAAGAACAGGATCGGAAGAACTTTATTACATATGATAATTACACACAAATTAAAATGGGGTGCTTGTTTATCACATCAAATATGGCCAGCGATAGAAAAAGGTTGGAAAGATGAAGGTAGACCTGTACACTTTTTTTGGGGTTTGGCAGGTGATAACATTAGACTTATAAAAGAGTGTATGGATAAGAATGAGGAATGGTGGTATGTTGATGTAGGATATATCACAGAACAGATTACAAGATACCCACAACCTGTCATACACAATTATGATAAGACATACTTTAGAATAGTAAAGGGTGCGATGCATAGTGTAAAAGGTGTTATAGGTAATGGTCAGAGATTAACTAAATTAAGAAACCAAGGTATAGACGCAGAGTTTAAAGGTTGGTATACAGGCGAGACTAAACATATATTATTATGTCCATCATCACCAACTGTTACTTATCACATAAATGGAATATCGCAAGAAGATTGGATTAAAATTGTTGGTGAAGATTTAAGAAAATTCTCTGACTTACCAATCAAAGTAAGAAACAAACCTAGACCTAATAACGAGTGGTGGGGAAAAGACATAAGAGAAGATTTAAAAGATTGTCATTGTCTAGTGACTAATATGAGTTTGGCATCAGTAGATGCGATATTAAATAAAGTACCAGTCATATGTGCAGGTACAAATGTTGCTTACCCAGTATCTGGTAGAGACCCTCGTAAAATTAATAAACCATTAAGACCTGGTAGAAAGACTGTAGAAGAATGGTTAAAATTTATAGTTGAACATCAGTTTACTTTACAAGAGATAGAAGATGGTGTAGCATATAAGACACTACAAAAACAATATGATTAATTTTGTATGTATATATTATGGTGACAAATATACTTTTCCATATGTGAAAAACTTACACAATATGGTTAAGAGAAACTTAACAACGCCACATAAATTTATTTGTTTTACAGATAACACGGTAATCGCACAACGAAAAGAGTTTAGATCAACCGACATAGAATTTAGACAATTCAAAAGACACGACTTCAATGGTTGGTTTAATAAATTACAATTGTTTAGTCCTGATAGTAATTTAGAAGGTAATACTTTATATATGGATTTAGATGTGGTGATTATGAAGAACATAGAATGCTTCGCATATATAGGTGAGAATAAAAACTTTGTAGGTATGAATGACTTTAATCCTACAACTGGTAATTTCAATTCTAGTATTATGAGATTTAACAACAAATATCATAGTAAACCTATATGGGACGAGTATATGAAAAGACGTAGTGAATTTGGTAAGATGCACGGTGACCAAGAAATCATATCTGCGTTGATAAAGAAACACGAAGACACTATATCATTTCCTGATGAGTGGACACAATCATATAAGTGGTATAATAGAGAAGGTAAGAGATACCATAGTACAA